TCACAGATGTGAAAGTAGATCTCACGGATGAGTTCGACCGGAACTTTGAGCGCATAGCATTCTTTGACCAGGCGTGGCCGAAAACTTCACTCATTAACCGCAAAGGATCCATGATGGCAAGAACCAACAACCTGCGGCGCGGATATCAGGCAAAGATCCAGGGCGAAAAAATTGCGTTCACCAACTCGATGCCGTATGCGTCGATTCATAACGAAGGCGGGGAAATTACGGTAACAGCGAAAATGAAACGGTATTTCTGGGCGATGTATTACCAGGCAGCCGGCGGGATCGTTTACAACGTGAAAAGCAAAGCTGCTGCGAAAACTAAAAAAAACACTGCGCTCAGTATCGAAGCGGAACAGTTCAAAGCTTTGGCGCTGATGCCGATCGGTAAAAAAATAAAGATTCCTTCCAGGCGGGTAATAGGTCCGCACCCACGCGTAAGGGAAATTATTTCGGGCGTGGTCGATAATCACCTGAAGGAACTGAACGATATCATTCTAAACAAACTAAAACCATGAATACATTATTACAGGCAATACAGAACAGATTAGCGGAAACCGTTGCAGATCTTAATTACGTGGACGAAAACTGGGGACAGCTGGACCTGTACGGAAACGAAATACCGGTAAAATGGCCGTGCGCTTTAATCAGCCTGAATTCTGCCGTTTTCTCCAACCTGGGAACCGATGTAAAGGCAAGACCAATGAACCGGCAGGAAGGCACCGCAACGGTAGAACTGGCGTTTGCAAAACTAAAGCTCACGAACAGCAGTTTCAAAGCGCCAATGGTACAGAAGGAAAAAGCCTGGGAAATCTGGGATATTGTAAACAAAGCGCATGAGGTGCTGCACGGCTGGAACCCGGAACCCGGAACAGGTAAACTGATCAGAACCGGAATTTCACAGGTAAGGCGCGATGATGGCGTGCAGGAAATAAGAGTAATCTATACTATTGGGCTTCACAACTGTTAAGCTCAGTCAGCAGCTTATCAATCGGAGTACTGAGAATGGTGTTCAGCGTGGTGCGGGATATGGGATATTTCGGATAAATGTACCGCTTTAAAAGGCGAGTATCCGGGATATCTTCTGTCTTATGCTGCAGATAGATATCACGGATAATCTTATAACGTAGTAAGGTGTTGCGCTGTAAAGGTTTGGCCATGGTGATCAGTCATCACAAATATATGGAAGTATATTCCATATACACAACTGTTTACAAAAAAAACCACTCCAAAAGAAGTGGTTTTCAAATATATAATCTATTTCTAATTAAAATTCCTAATATCCCATTTATTAAGCTGCTTAGTAAAACGTAAATTAATTCGTTTACTTCTGTCCTCAATATATCTTTTTCCCGACTTATCTTCAATTAAATCTGCTTTTGAAATACCCGGGGCAAAATGTTTTTCCCACCATGCATATAAATCTAAATATTTCCCAGAAGTGTAATTAAGCGAATAAACTAATGTGCCATCAATGCCTAAATCAGAATTAGCACCGATATGAATTTTTCTGAATTTAAACTCAGTGCACAATTCACAATAGGGTTTCTCAGCATCTTCTTTAATAATCCTTTCTGGTAAGTCAGAAGGATAATACATCAATACTTCCATGTCTTGGTTATCGGTATATTTTCCATAATACTTCATTGAAACAGTGAAAGTTGATGAAATATCATCCGCCACTTCTTTCGTTTGCTTCCACGTCAGGTTATTTAGTGATTCGGCATAAGCCATATCTTGTGCAAAACAAAGGCATGGCAGTAAAAGAAATAATAATAGTTTTTTCATTTTTTCGTTTTTTTCAAAATTACAGAAAATCCGGCAACTTTTGCGAGGGCTTCAATATTTTCTAAGGACGGTGAGCTTTCGCCGCTAAAAATGCGACCTACTGTGGTTCTACTGATGCCTGCCTTTTTTCCCGCTTCAAAATTAGATATTCCTCTTTCTAAAAGAGTTTCTGATATTTGTTTGATGATATTATTTTCCATTTTTTAATTAAATTGTGAAGATTGATTTTCGTCTATGTTGCGATCTTCCCATATTAGATAATCTTCCCAGAATTTCCAAGCTTGATTTAAAAACTCTTCCTCTGAGATTTCTGGCGACAAAACACCGCCAGCGTGAAGAACGTTATTCTGAAAGATCACCAGTTCAAATGTTTCATCTTCATATTGGAAAGTTTTACTAGGCTTTTGTCTCATCTCATTGTTTAACAATACCGTTATATCATCTTCCGGAATTACAAGGACTAAAGACAGATAATGTGGCGAGTAGATGAAGATCTCTCTATCATTTGGTCCAGTTGGCTCTTCTGCCAACAAGAATTTTGGCATTTTGATTTCTTTCATATCTTTGCAATGATTTTAATTGTTAAACAGTTAAGATTAATTTGATTTAAGCCCTCTTAATTGAGGGCTTTTAGTTTTTATAGAGAAGAATACCAATCTTCTATCATTCTTTCAATTTTATATTGACATTTTTCATACAAGAAATCTTCTTGTTCTGACATTGTCAAATCATTGTATTCATCCCAAAGTTCAGAATCGTGAGTTTGCTCACTTAAGAAATCTCCTTCGCCTTTTTCATTTCTAATCCATACACCTAATGAATAAGTTCCATATCCGGATTTTTTAACTAACGCTAAAGATTCGATTGAAATGTTTTCGTTGTTGATTGTAAATGTTTTCATTTTGTTAAATTTTAATTGTTAATGTTTGTTTGATTAATTTGATGGTACGAATGTATGTAAAAAAAATAATACGTTCCAAATATGGAACGCATTATTTTTAATTTATTTTGTAAAGTGTTAATTTACAATATTATTATTTTACACTAAAAAACACCAAAATAATTTATAATCTTTTAAAACCTTTTAAAACTCTTTTAAAAAATCTTTAATCTCCTTTTCAAAGACTTTTAAATAAAGTGTTTTTTCGCTTTGCTTTTCACCATCTTTGCAGGCGGTAAATGTCCAGCTTTCGTGCTGGGTGGTTCCGCCGGGGAAGGTTTCGTCTTCGTACTTCCAAAGCCATGGCATTACTTCGTAGCCGCGGCCGATCAGGAAGCGGAAAATGTCTTCGTACGGCAGGTGCATTTTTATTTCTATTTTGATGAGATCGGGGGCTTTTTCGGTGAGGCGGATCATAAACTATTTAACTTTTCAATGGCTTTATTTTTCTCTTGCAAATATTCATCCTCGGAAATCTCCTTGTAAAGCTGAGGCTCTGAATAAACAACAGATTCAATTTCAATGTATGACGCATAGATATAATGTCTAATTATAATACCCCGCACATCTTCATCCTTTGCGCTTATTATTTTTATGGCTTCGGACATTTCCCTTCTCGAATCAATACTTTTATAAAATTTCCCAGCTTCAAATTTTTCAAGTTTTTTTGTTTTCATTTTTGAGAATTTTTAGGGGTTTTTGGAGAATTAATTTCAATATCTTCGATTACCTCTGCCGGCTCATAATTGCAGTCAATAACCACACTCCACAATCCGCCCACATAAATTGCTTCCGGTTTAATCATTTCGTATTTATCACCTACGGATATCATAACGTCATAAGTATCTATTTCACCGTATATATCCGGAAGGCTTTCGATGGCTTTTTTTAGGTCTTTAAGTTTCATTTTCTTGATTTTTAGGGTTTTTCGTCTTCGTCTATTAATTTTTGAATATCTCTTTTGTGTTTTTCACTGGTCATCATCTCGGTGATGCGTGGCGTAAGGAACGCCTGCTCTTCTTTCGGCTTTCCTATTTTTTTAAATTTCTCCTGAATCTCTGCCGGCAGTTCGTGGAAGTATTTGCCTTTTTCGGTTTCAGACTCAATTCGGGGCTGCGCCTTCTTTTTCAGGAGCTTTTCACGCGTGGCAGATTTTACTTCGAGATATTTATTTGCCCAGTCATTCACAACCATTGCATCAAAGCTGTACATTTTCCCAAACTCTGCCTGGCGCGCCATTTTGAACATCAAAACCACATCATCAATAGTGTCGGTTTTAAACTTTTCGTACAGATCGCCGGCGAGGATCTGAATCTGGAAGTTTTCCATTTCCTTCCCAGTTACGGCAAGGAAGAACTCAATCACGCGGATGATCTGCGGAAGTACATCTAATTTGCGACCTTCTGAAACGATCAGTGGGCTTTGCTCAATACTTTGCGAAATGGTGAGACTTTGCTCAATTTTCACCAAGTTATTGAAGGCCTGTTTAATCTCCGTACATTGCTGCAAGGTCATCAGGGTTGTTGGCGCCGGATGCTGTTCCTGGTGTTCTGTTGAGTTTGGCAAAGTATTTTGCATATTGTTTCGGGTTTTCTTTGATAGACAAAATATAATTGAGGTACTTATCGGCGTTGCTAGGGCGGAAGAGCGTTGTAGGACAAAGGTGCTGATTCATCTGCTCATTGTTTTTCCAGTCTAATGTTTTCACCTGTACAATTTCTTTCAGTTCCTGCACGGTGTAACCGTCTTTCAACCTTGCGATAATGGGCGAAAGGTTGCTTTTTATCGGTTTAAACCGTTTTCCCGCCAGCTCGTTGAGATACTGGAGGATTTCTTCTGCGGAGTTATGGATTTCTTCTTTCATAATCTTCTAAAGGGCAAACAATATCGTGCGGCCGGAGCCGGTAATGTTCAATTATTTCGGAGTAAGCCGGAAGGAGTCCGGCTTCCAGAAAACCCGCCCATATTTTTTGCGGAAAACGGGTCGGTTTGCCATTGATATTGGTTGAAAAATTAAGTATCATAATAAAACTTTTTCAGGTGAAATTCTCATTATTTTCTGTTCAATAATTTGACTGTGCCTTTGGGAAATCAGCCAGTGATTGTGATGCTGCTTGTAAATACTGCTTTCATATAGGTAAAGAAAATACCCGTGTTTCTGAAGTCTGATAATATCCTCCACCGGAAACCATTCGTACAGTTCTTCGCGTGTCTCTGTGGCGGAAAGCCACCCTACCGCCATCGGGTCATAAGGCATCGGCAAGTTTTTGTTTTTGCAGAAGGCGAATTCATCGTGAATCAGCCCTGTATGTGTTCCGCTGAAGTCATACCAAAGCCCCTGTTGGGTTTCTGCGTTGCATACGCGATAAAAGGTTTTTTTTGTCATTTTAGATTTTATTTTAAATTAACTATGATCCTCTGGTGGGGCTCGAACCCACAACCTCTGGAACCGCAAGCTTTACACGTATTTCAGATACTTAAGGAGAATCCGGTATGCTTTCCAAATTTGTCACCTCAGAGGAAAACCAACCATTATTTTGTACTAAATAAAATTGCAAGGATCAGCATCGTAATAATGAACATTGCAAAAGGGATCCATAGCGGTGCAAATACCCACCACCAGGATAAATCTATTTCACGGTTCATCTTAAGGGAAATCATGGTTACTGTAATTGCTCCAAGGATTAAAAAAGCTATATTTCTTTTCATAATTCAATGTTTTAAGTTTTTTTGTATTTGTTTAATTTCACGTCTTGTTTTGAATATTTCACGGATCATCGCTGCGCATGCATAGCCGGCAATAAAATGGATGATTCCGAATAGGAAGATGAATGTCATTTGTACTGTGATTTAATAATGTTCTGTAATGCGTAAATGATCTTTGAGACTTCCGCCCGGCTCATTTCCTTTAAAGGCATTTTTACCGGGCTTCTGTCACTTTTAAGCCAACCGCCCAAACGCTGCAGATCCACAAACTGCGGGTTCGCTTCCTGTACCCAGCCGAGCTGATGACAAAGCGACAAAACCGTTTTGTGCTGCGAATTGTGCTTATCGAACATGGCCCAGGAAGAGTGATCCAGTGTTTTTCCGGTATTGAAAAAGTAAATCAGTTCATCTGCCTGCAGGCGGTTAAGTTCTTTAATGGAATTTATTTCCACGCCTATCATTTCAGATAAGGCTTCTAAACGCTCTTCACGGCTTCTGAATTTTCCGCTGCAGATGGTTTGTAACTGCTGAATCTGAGGTTTGGTGATTGTTGACATAAGGTTAATAGATTATAATTTCGGTTTATAAAATCTTCGGTTAATCTTCTTTTGGCAGTAAAAAAGTAAGATCTACATCTTCCGGAAGGTTTACGCCGGTGATCGAAAGCGGTAAGCTTTTTTCTACACCGGTAGCGTCAGTATAGTACGCTTCGATAAACCATTTCGAAAGTTTCGGTTTGTAGTTGTTTTGGATAATTTCCACGCCGCGCTGCAGGTCGGTATCCGGATAATCGCGGTCTGCGATCTGGCGCAGCTCCAGAACCTTTTTACTGTCCAGATCTCCTTTGCCGTTTTTCTGCAACAGGCGGGTAATGGCACCGATCA